CCGATCGCCGAGGCGGGGAACGCCCTGGCCATCTGCGAGTAGACCCCGGACGCGGCGTCCTCGTACACTGCGGCGGAGGCGGCATGGTAGCGGCGCAGCGCCTCACGGACCATGGCGCGCTGGCCGGCTAGCGACTCCGCGCCGGGCTGCTGACCGGGTGGCCCCTGCTGCCCGAACTGGCCGGGCGGGGATGGCCCCGCCGCTGCTGCCGCCGCCGGGTCCTTGGATGCGACCGTGGCCTTCGACAGGGCCTCCAGGTCTTCCCACAGAACGAGGTTCTGCCGGTCGACGAGGACCGCCTTGTCGCCGCCGTCCACCGGGGGTTCGCCGATGTCGGCGCGGTAGCGGTTCTGCAGCCACGACCCGTTCCGCAGGCGGGTGTCCCGGATCTGCTCAACGACCATGCTGTCCCGGTAGTCGACCTCCCGGAACTTGCTCTTCCACCCCTGCACCCCGAAGCCCTGCACGGTGATGTGGAAGTTGAGTTTCTCCAGCAGGATCCCGCCGATGGGGTCGCACGTGTTGATAACAAAGGTGCGATGCTGCGCGTCGCCGGTGCCGCCGCCCAGGTTGCCCGCCTCGATGACCCCCGCCTCTGCGGGCGGGACACCGCACGCGGCGAGCATCTCATCGCGGGCCTCGGCCTTCGCCGCGAGGACATCAGCCAGCTTGCCGGCCTGCAATTCGGTGACTTTCCCGCCGCCCTTGGAGATCAGCGGCGCGCCGATGTTCTTGGTTCCCAGGTTGCGGGCCCGGTACCGGTTGTCGAACCGGGTCACCTCATCATCGGACGTCCCCGCGGGCAGGTCGACGTGGATGTTGGCCGGCAGCCCCTTGCGGAGCATCTCCTTCTCTGTCGCCGCCGCGTACAGCCACGACCCCATGGACTGGAGCATCGCCTGCAGCGGGGCGACGCCGTTCACACCGGGGCGGGCGCTGTCAAGCGAACCGTGGATGACTTCGCGGGGCTCGAACTCCGCCCGCTGCCCCAGGTCCGTGACCTGAACCCACCCGGTGATATCACCGTGCTCCCCGGCCCTGGGGTACGTCGTCGGCACGTCCAGGTTGAAGATCGCCACCGGGGTCGGGCCGTCCCACACGACCTCGAGCAGGAAATCGCCGAACACGATGAGCTGCGCTATCGCGTTGCGGAGGATCTGCCTCGCGTCCTGGGTCGGGTTGCAGAACGCCCAGAACCGCTCCAGCGCCACCACGGACGGCGGTTTGGCGGGGGCTTCGTCGCCTTCGCCGGTGTCGGCGTCCCAGTCGGTGTACAGGCCGCCGGCGGTGATGGTCCGGGCGATGGCCTGCACGCATGCCCACGCCCACGGCACCGCGATGTAACAGTCGTACAGCTCCTCGAGGAGCGTCTTCCGGTCTGATCCGGTCGACGCCCCCATGGACTGGTAAACCTCGTCCACGCCCCCGGCGGGAATTCCGGGGATGAAGCCCGATCGGGCTGGCAGTGCGCGCTGGGGTCCGTCCGCAAGCGCGGCTGCGGCGGCCTTCTTCTTCTCCGTGACGTCGCTGCGCCGGAATGCGGGCGGTATCCAGCCGGCGAGGGGCATGCGACCTCCCGGCCAGTCTGGTTAAGCCCACGGGGGCCGCTGGACGGCACCCTGCCGCGGGTCACGCTCTACCACGTCATCACCGGGCCGCCACGCGAACGGGCCGCGGGGCTCCAGCTTCTCCAGAGCGGCGAACGGGGATTCCTCCGGCGGGGGGACATCAGGCCACGACGGGCCACCGCCAAGATTGATCAGCAGATAACGCAACGCGTCGGCCGCGTGGTCGCTTGCCCCCTGGTCGCTGTCCTCCGGATCGCCCTTGGTCGCATGAGGCAGGTCCGCTAGCTCACGGAACAGGTTCTCGGCCTGCGGAAACATATGCAAACGCGGGCAGGACTTCCATCCGGCCGAGCGATGATAGGCGCACGGCGCGGACTCGGCGAGATAAGAGTGGATCCGCTGCCAGCCGATGACCCGCGAACCGGGCCCCTTGCCCGCCGGCTCCAGGTGCACGCCTTCACCCGCATAGGCTTCCGCGATGCTCTTGACCGCGCCGCGCGTGGCCCACATCGCATCATCGGCGTACCGGACGGCCACCTGCTCGCCTTCAGCCTCAGCGGCGAGAATGCGCCGGGCCTGTTCTTCCTCGCCGACCTCGCGTGCATAAAGCTCACGGTAAACATAGACACGCTTGTTCTCATCGACGGCAGCCCACAGCACAGCCCACGCGCTCGGGGAATAGCCCCAGTCAACGCCGCAGAACCGCTGCCATGACCCAGGCAGCGTGAACGGCTCGATAACATGCCGGTCCCGGGACATCTCAGGGAACATCGCCCCGGCGAACACATCCCAGTTGCCGTCGAGGAACGCCTGCCGCAGCTTCTCCGGCAGCCCCTTCAGGTCAGCCGCGTACTCCGGGTTGACATGCGGGTTATCGCTCAGCTTGGACGGCACGAAACGCACGGTCCGGCCACGCTCATCGGTGATGATCCGCTTACCGTAGGCAGTCGCCTTGATATACCGCTCTTTCACGGCACCATGGCCCGGACCGCCCGGGTTCGCACTGGACCTGATCCCCAGCACCGGGATGTCCGCACGGCCGGACCTCAGCCGGGACTCCAGGAACGACACCACCTCGGGCGGCGTCAGCGTCCGCTCATCGAACACAAGCAACTGGTACTGACCACCCTGCCTGCGGGTGGCATCCTTCACCGACTCGGCGTAGCGGAACATGATCATGCTGCCGTTCGGGAACTTCAGCTCATATTCGGCGCCGTTCCAGACTGCGCCGAGCGACGCCGCGTAGCCCCGCTGGGCGAGTTCGGCGAGCAGGGATTCCTTCAGCTCGCCGTAGGTGCGGCGGAACGCGCCGACGCGGATGCCGCGGTACTCCACGCACGCCCGGATGGCCTGGGCGAGACACGCGAGGGTCTTCCCGCCGCCCAGGGAACCGCCGAACAGCACATCGAACTCCGTGGCCGCATGAAACTCGGCCTGCTTCGGAGTCGGCACGTAGTCCAGCGCCTCGAAGACGCTCTCCTGAAGGTCGGGCGGGTCAAGCCGGTCAGCCAGCACCGACGCGAAATCCGGCGGCACTACGGGCCGCCGGGGACAACGCGGAGATGCCGGGCAACCCGGCCGCGGGCCTCGCGCTGCTGCTCCGCTGGCATGCCCATCTCGGACAGTGCGGCGGTCAGCGCCTCGGAGACGATCTCCGCCTGCCGTTCCGTGATCCGGGCCAGCCGTTCCTCGATGTTCAGGCGCGCGATGTCCACCAGGATCTTGCCGCACCGGTCCATCGCCCGCTCAAGCACCGCAACCTCGGACCGCAACTGCTCCCCGCCAGCCTCGGTCTCGTACCGCACCGAGCGGAGGTTGTTGACCAGTTCCCCGATGGTCTCCTCAAGAGCCAGGGCACGCCCGGCGAGACGCTGGAGGGCTTCAAGGGGATCGGCGACGGGGCCAGCGTCGTGCTTGTAGAGGAGACGCTGCGCTTGCTCGTTCAGGGCGTGGACGCGGCCGGCCGGGGTTGCCCCGCCGTGGTTCGCGCAGTTCCCCGTACCGAAGTGGTCGGTATTCTTGCCTGCCGGGTTGCCGCACGGCTGGCCCTGGCGGTTGGTGGCGCCGCACTTCGGGACGGGTGCATGGCCCATCGGGTCACCACCCTGGTTCCATGGCCTATGGGGTCAGGGCGCGGCCTTTGCCTGCCCGCAGGTCTTGCCGGGGACGCTTGACAGGTGGTAGCACAACCGGCTAGGGTGGTAGTACAACCTACCGAGGGAGCGGGGCATGGAGACTCAGGTCACGGACTACAGCCAGTACCTCATCACCTGCGGGCGCAAGGACGGCCGCAAGCGCTGCACGATGCAGTTCTTCTACCTCCCCGAGCACGAGGCCGCGAACCGCCCCCGCCTCTGCGGCGACCACATGGCCGAGCACATGCGCTACGAGCAGAACATGCAGGGCCACCCGCACTGGAGCGTGGACTGAATGCCTAACCGGCACGCCACCAAGCCGAAGGCCGTCCGCATGCCGGGCGGCCTTGAGGCGCGCGTGAGGGCAGCCGCAGAAGCGGACGGCGAGACCGTGAACGCCTTTATCGTCGCCGCGATCGAGGAGAAGCTCCAGCGACGCGAAGGTGGTAGCACCCGGTCAGTCGCCCCGGTCAAGAGAAGTAGCACCACCGCGCCGCGCGGCCGGACACCCCGCGCCGACACTGCACCGCCCGTGAAGCTCCGCGAGCCCGTGCGTGCGGCGGGACCATGCCCGCACCGCGTCAGGCCCGGCGCATACTGCAAGACCTGTGAGCGCATCATCTAGCGAAAGGAGCACGGTCATGACACAGCGCAGGAGAACCGGCCTTGGCCGGACCGAACGGGACGCTTACCTGATCGACCGCACCCTGGCCGACGCCCGCGCGTACCAGCGGGGCGGCCTCGGGGCACTGCTGCTCAAGCTCGGCCGCCGCCCGGTCAGGCGCAGGGTGGGCAGGGCAACGAAGGGCTGGCTCTAGCCCACCGCGCCTGTGCGGAGCGCCCGCCTCCGTGCTTCCCGCTCGTCCACAACCCCGGCAGGCTCCAGCGTGTACGTCTCCGCGCCGTCCGGGCTGGTTTCCGCCTCGGTGACACGCCATTCCCGGCCGTGTGCGGTGACCCGCTGCCCGCGGACGAGACGGGGCCAGGTGGCATCGGGCATGCGGGTGACGGTGCCTATAGGGCCGATGTCCCCGGTCAGCGCTGCGAACAGGCTGGTGCTCACCGTTCCAGCGTAGCGGCTCAGGCCACGTCGTCCCCGTCGCCGTCGTCCTGGCTGAGGACCTGGCCGTCGTCGTCGTCCGGGCAGTCACATTCGGCGAGGGGCCGCATGCAGGGGATATGCACCTTGACGCGTGCCATCACTCGCCCCTTCCGCTGCTGCGGTCTTCGCGGCCGAACCACTCGAACCCGCCGCGAGGTTCCTCCCCGGCCATGAACCGCTCCAGGTCACGCCGGATCGCCGCCGCATGCCCCTCGACGAGCTCCGCGAAGACGAGGAGGCGCCGCGCGTCCACCGTGACCTCAATGACCTCGGTGATACCCCGGCGCGGCACGTCGTCGGACACCTCAGCTGTGGCGGTCCCGGTGACCACCTGGCCGCCCACCTCAGCGGTCCCGGTGACGGCCAGTACGGTCACGTAGCCGGGAGGGTCTCGGTGAACACGCCGACGTTGGCCTCGACGGACACCTGGCTCCACGCACCGCTCAGCGAGTCGCTGATGCCGAACGAGACCGCCCCGGACGGGACGGCCGTGATGCTGGCGGTCGCGGTGCCGTTGGCCGTGGCGCTGTCGACGGTGCCGGAACCGGTGACGGTGAACGGGTCGAGCTGCGTCAGGGTGAGGGTCGCGTTCACGACGTCGCCGGGCGCGTAGACCTCCTTGTCCAGGGTCACGGTCAGGACCAGGTTCGGCGCGGGAGTGGTCATGGGGGTGCTCCGTTCAGGGGGGGGAAGGTCAGGCGGCGAGGGCGTCAGCAGCGCGGCGCGTGATTGTGCTGGCCATCTTCTGCGCCCGCTCATGGGTGCGGGCCTCGGCCCTGGCAACGGCAAGCAGCCGGTAACGGGGGCGTCCGCGCCCGTCACGGATCTCATTCCCGCGCTCATCGGTCGCGACGGGCAGCCAGCCGCGGTTACGCCAGTTCACGATCACGTTGACGCTCACCCGCGCATACCTGGCCGCGTCGGTGGCCGACAGCAGGGCGTCCATGTCGAGGGGGCCGTCAGGCAACAGGACACCCCCGGACGCGGCGAAGGCCCCCGGCGTACCGGGGGCCTCAGTGAGCATAGTGATCCACCGGTGAGGTTAACGTGTGTAGTCGGCCGTTGGCAATACGGCGCGCTCAGGCCGCGCCGGCTTCGGCGGGGACTTCCTGGCCGCTCTTGAGGATGGCCGCCTGCCGCTCCGCTTCAATCTCGTACTCAGCCAGCGACAGGACACGCGCGCAAGCGACGTTCTTGCAGTAGACGTTCTTCTCCCCTTCGGTCCAGAACAGCACTAGCATCCGGCAGGACGGGCAGCGCATCGGCTTGCGCAGCGTCCGCACCCCGGCCTTGGCTGATCCGGTTCCCTCGCGGTGCCATTGCAGGATCTCCCGGCCGAAGTCGCCGGCGGCCTCCGAGGCGAGGATGCCTTTCAGGTGGCGTTGCAGCCAGTTGATGCACTCCGTCTCCCGTGAGGCGAGCTCGCCGTGCGGCGGCCCGGACCGCCAGCCTTTCAGTCCCCGGTAGATCTCCTCCCATGTGGACAGCATCCCGAACATCTCGTCCAGGTCATCGCCGGCCTGCGACGGGGACGGCTGCTCCTGGGAGCCGGATACCCGCTCGAGACCTCCGGAGGGGCGGTGGCCGTCCGCCGCAGCGGCGAGGATGCCGGCGAGGTAATCCAGCTGGGCCAGTTTCTGCATGATCCGTGAAGCGCACGCCGGGCACCAGACAGGCTCGCCCTGCCACGGGACCGTCTCTGGCGGGTCAGGGCGCGACTGGGAGGAGTCCAGCGGGTCATAGTCGGCGAGGGCCTGGCGGTAGGTGTCGCGGGCTTCCCGGTAGCGCCGGTTGCAGGGACCAGGACACGGCTCCTCGCTGCTCATGGGCGAATTGTGATGCACCAGCGGCAGGAGTGCCAACACGGGTGCGCTCACGCCGCGACCCGCAGCTCCGGGTCCTGTTCCGGTTCGCCATCCCCCGAATGGTGAACCGTGCCGTTACCGGGGTCGTCGGGCTCGCCCCAGATACGCAGGACAACGGGGAGCAGGACGACAGCAGCGACGAGGAGCCAGGGCAGCACGACAACAGCACCGATCTAGGGGGAAGTCCGCACCGATGAGGGAGGGGCCGATTGACCTGCGTCTATCCTATCGGTGCGGCGGTCGCTCGCTGGTCTCCGGGTGGTCACGATCCAGCCTCGCCGCCTGCTGCGCTTTGCCCGTGCGCGCGTCCAGTACAGCCAGCATCGCCCCGTACACGACCCCGGCACGGTGCGGGTCGGCGACGGCGAGCATCCGGAGCAGCGACACGACAGCCGGGAAGTCGTGGGCCCGGACGGCTTCCGCGATGGCTGTCTCGATCTGCCCTGCGGTGTACTGCCGCACATCACCGTGGCACTCGCGCAGCGGGGCGCCTGATACAGGGCAGGTGTCCCACGCTTCAGTCATCTCCCGTCACCTTCCCTGCGAGCAGTTCCAGGTCGGCCGGGTCGGTGGCCCTGGCCGCCACGTCTGACCCGTAGCGCACGAATACCCAGCCGACGCTGACGCGGGTGATGACGCCCTCCTCGATGCGTGAGCGCCATGCCCTCAGAGCGGATGCTCCAGATCGCGACGCTGGCATTGACCTCAGTCATCGGTGCCGCCCTCCCCGGTCTCGTCGTAGATCTCGGCCGTCAGCGCGACCCTGGCCCATCCCCGGGGCGTGTCCAGGTGCTGCGCGCTGGCCATGATGACCGCCGACGCGGACCCCCGGCGCTCGCTCGTCTCGATGCCCAGGGCCGTAGCCCACGCGGCGATAGCGTCCCGGCGGGCCGGCTGCGGGTACGCGACGGAACGGCCCACCAGGCTCACCCCCGCCGAGCCGACCGACCAGGCGAGGACGGGAAGGTCCTCCCGGTAGGCGCGGTCCAGCAGGTGGGTGAGGACCCTGGCCGCCTGGAGCTGCCAGGCCAGCTGCTCAGCGGTAGTGACAGTCATCTCTTACTCCTCCGGGTTCTCCGCTAGGGTGTCCCATTCGGCTTTCAATGTCTTGATTTCGGCGATGATCTCCTCGGCCTCAGCGAGACGTGCCTCGTCGTG